GAAGAAGTACGTCCTGTGACAGCGGCGGCTAAACAACAACTTGCTCCTGTAGCCAATCAAGCGTTACAAACGGCTCGGACAGCTATGACTCAAGCACCAAACGTACAGCCTGGTGCGGCTGGAGGAGTTTCACCAATCTTATTACCTGACCCTGCGACACAAGCGTTGGCGCAGCAATTAGGAAGGACAACACCATGAACAAAGATAGATTACGCGAAGAGATCGCGGAAGACGAAGGATGCAAGTACGAGATATATTTAGATCATCTAAATTTGCCAACCTGTGGAATTGGTCACCTCATTCTTGAGACTGACGAAGAGTACGGCAAACCCGTGGGTACGGTCGTTGAACAAGAACGTGTACGAAAGTTATTCGCGCTCGATATGGCGGTAACGATTGACGAGTGCAGAGTATTGTACCCTGACTTTGACGATCTACCTGAAGAATGCCAGCATATTATCGCCAATATGATGTTTAATATGGGCAGGCCGCGTCTTTCCAAATTCAAGGGCATGAAGGCTGGCGTTGATGCCAGGGACTGGAATAAGGCCGCAGACGAGATGGTTGACTCCAGATGGTATACGCAGGTTCCGAACCGAGCTAGGCGTTTGGTAGACCGGATGAGGGCGTTAGCCGACTAACCTACCTGCCCCCAGTTATCTCCCAACTCCTGATCGACCTTGCTTGGCACCTTGAGTTCCATGCTTGTCTCCATGATTTCCTTGATTCTTGACGCTTGCTCCTCGGACTCGACATTGAAACAAAGCTCGTCATGCACCGTCAGCAAGGGCACCAACCCCTCCTTGTAGCACTCTGCCATAGCGACCTTGGTTTGATCTGCCGCAGAACCCTGTATAAGCCTGTTCAGAGCCTTGTAAGTAAAAGCCCTACGCAATACAGGTCCGTACTCTTTCTCGGCCTCCTCGCGCTTCATAGGCTTGTTATAGCCAAATGTTTTTGGCTCCCACATATCAAACCGACACAACCGCCCCGATATCGTTCTTATTTGCCCATGTTTACTAGCTTGCGCTGATACCAGGTCAGCCAGACCCTTCACGAATGGGACTTTGTTATGATAGGTGCTCAAGAGTTCCTTGGCTTGTGTCGTATCAATATCCATCGTATGTGACAGTTTACCCACGCCCATACCATACATAATACCCAGATTGACGGTCTTTGCCTGCTTGCGGCTAATACCTGCCATGTCAGCCACCATCTGATGGAAGTCAGCATCGCCTCGATGATACTCGGCAACAACCTCGTCAATCATTGGACTCCGGTACTTCTGACCTACACTAGCGCACCAATGCACCAAGAGCCTTGGCTCTTGGCTTGAATAGTCAAAGCTGCCCCACTTGCACCCCTCGTCTGGTACAAACAGACCTCGGATCATGGCCTTAATCTCTGGATCCCGTGCAGGAATTTGCTGGAGGTTTGGATTGCTAGACGAAAATCTACCTGTGACCGTGCCACCATCGTCAGACCGAAGCTGATGAAACTCGCAATGTATGCGTCCGTTATGTGCAAACTTGAGGATGTTATCGATAAACGTATTGGTTGCCTTGTCTAGTTCACGCAACCGCAAGACCTTTGCCGCGATAGGATGTGGACAGGCTTGCAGGAACGCCTTGGTAAAGGAGGGCTGTCCGTTGTTTTCTGTCCTGTTGTAATATATTCCGTAATGATCAAACACAGACGCTACGCTTCTTGCCACCCACGGCTCTACGTTAATACCTGTCTCGTGCTTAATCTCTTTGATAAGATCCTGCTTCCTCCAGCTTAACGTCTTCTTGACCTGTTCGGCGTTATCAACGTCTACTTTTACGCCCTTCTCACGCATATCTAACATGACTGGTATCAGAGATGTCTCTATGTTGAACACATCCATAAGGCTTTGCCGTTGCAGTTCGACCTTGAAATGATTCCATAGCTTGAGTGTAAGTTCGGCATCCTTTTCGGCATATGCACCTACGAACCGTGAGTTGAGCCGCCACATCTCTCCTTTAGGATCGAATCCGTAATCTTCTGCCGCTGCACGCAACGTTCTTTCGTCTTTGCGCTCGCCTAGGTAATCTTTTGCCAAGTTATTAAGACTGTAACTAAATCTGTTCTCGTTCAGCAGTGGCGCGGCTACCATGGTGTCGATGATCTTTCCCTGGATCTTGACCCCTGCCCACCGCAACCATCCTGCATCATAGGTGGCGTTATGCATAACCTTTGGAATGTCCGGCGTGGCAAGCTGTTCTGCCAGCCACTTCATGACCTTGTTCTGTGGAATGTTACCGCCGCCCTCATGTGCAATGGGGTAGTAACCAACAAAGTCTCCGGCAGCAATCGCCACACCAACGATGAAACCATCACCTCGTGCCCACCCCGGACCTAGGGTCGTGAGGTTAGGATCACTAGTCTCCAAGTCGATAGCCATGAACTTACAATCGCGCAGATCTGGAAATACCTCTGGCGGCACCCAGTCCTTTTCAATCGTGTCCAAATCCAACCTGTTTAGGAACGTAATCTGGCTACTTTCCTTTGCCATCTATCTCTCCTCCGAGACTTGCATACCCTGCTATATCAACCCACGAGTCTGTATGTGTGGGGCTGACAATTAGTCTAGCAAGTTTCAGAGCCATAAGACACTGATAAACTTGAGAAACCGAAACATCCTGCCCTAGGATCGTGCTCCAGAGTTGTGCAACACGTTCATGATTTTCGTATGCATCACCATAATCCCTGGCTCTCGGACCATTGACCAGGTTCTTTGCTTCATCTAATAGCTTATCGCGTTTCATTTCTATCCTCCCAGTAGTCCTCACCATAATCGTGAACAATCTCCTCACCTGCTTTAATGTCTCGTAAAGCTATGAAAGAGAGAAAGCGATTGTCTTTTTCGGATATCTGCCACTCGGCATTTGGATCTGACCCATGGTTATAGATCATACCTGCACCTAAGACACAGTAGTAATCCTTGTCATGATCAGGACTTTGAAACAAATAGTCATTAAGTCTGCTGTTTTTCTTTATGTCATGATTGTCTATGACGATGTAAAAGCAATCTTCAATAACACTATCTTTTGCTATGTCCTGCGTGGCGACAACACCAACGCCCTCGATGTCTGAATCAGTGACTTTTATCATATTGTGTACCTATACGGTGATCTTGATTCCACGACATGTAGATTATGCCGTGCTCGTGTAACAGCGGTATAGAACACTCGATGCTCGTCATCCTGATCAGGGTTGTTTACCGCTGGGTATGAGGAGTCGGTCAGTAACAGAATGTTGTCATCCTCGCCGCCCTTCATACGGTGAATGGTGGATAGACTGATGCGAGGCTTTGTAAGATCCTCACCACGGCGGCGAACAGCTCCCATGTAACGGATATCCTCGTTGGACATATTGACCACCACCTCTGGCTTCAACTCCTGCGGTGCAATCAATCCATGCTCGGCAACCAGATTGTCGTAGTTGTGTGACCCCTGCGGATCGACAGCATCAAACGTCTTTGCTGCGGCACGTTTCAATAATGCCTTGTCCCCCGACTTTGGCATGTAGGTGTACATTTTCTTGATCTCACCCACACTGGCAGTCTCGCCCCTTGCTAACCGCTCCCATACGTCCATGGCCTCAAGCAGTTCAAGCGAGATCACAGACTTGCCAAACCGCTCAAACAAATAACCATCATCGCGTAAACTATTGTGAATTGAGTTCAAGGCTTTGTTGGTTCTAGCCATAATCGTCCACGAACCTTCATCAATATTCACATCATACCAGTTCATGTGAAAGTCTACAGATCCGGCCTCGTCTCTCGGACTCCACTTCTTCTCCTGTCTGATATGTATCCTGTTTACGATGTCGTTGGACAAATCAAACACGGTTGCCGGAACACGATAACTCTTATTCAAAACCACTTTATTATCACAAGCATTCATGAAACTATGCAGATCAACACCGTTCCAACGGTGGATACACTGATCATCGTCCCCCGCGTACCAGACCTTGGCGGCTCTTTCCTTTAATATATTTACTTGCTTCCATTGTAGTGGCGTTAGATCCTGCGCTTCATCTACAATCAAAATCTCCAAGGCAGGTCCTGTGCCCTGGTTAACAAACAATTCAATCATGTCCGTGAAATCAAACTTACCAGTATCAGACTTATATTCCTGATACACCTGTTCTACACGGCGCAGCATCGACCAATGCAGGTCATAGTCCCCAAGGTCGTTATACTCCTCCTCCAAGGACACACAGCGTAGCTTAGAGCGGCTGATGACGTTAAGATAGCGATTACCCTCCCTCATGGACATGGGGATCATACCCTCCTCCATAACCTCTGCGGTGCTTCGATCAAACTCCATACCCAATATATTGCTCAACACACGAAGATCACTAGGCTGTATCGTCTCGTGCTTCTCCATGCCCAACCAGTTAAAGCCAATCGAATGTAGCGTCCTGAACCACGGTACATCCTTTTCGGTAAGCTGTAGCTCGACACCTACACGCTCCCTTGCCTCTTGAATGGATTTACGAGAGAACGATACGAAACCAATCCTGTCTGGCGAAGTTCCGTTGGCTAACTCCTGACGCACGATCTCAATCATCGTATGCGTCTTACCGCAACCAGGTGGACCAAAGATAAGTGTTTCTTCAGCCATCGAGCTTCTCGCGTGGTCGTGTCTTGAGCCACTCCTCCACTTCGGTGCGTAACCACCGAGTCGAACTGTTTTTGTCTGTTTCAGGTCCTAGCACGACAGGTTTGGGAAAGTGTCCTGAGTCCACCCACCTGTATATGGTGCTTCGTGCTACCCCTAGGGTGTTGGCTACATCACCCACTTTGAGATATTTCTCATCAGAAGGGTATGTCATCTAATGTCTCCTCTTTCGGTAGATCGGTTTCGTTGATGTCAAACTCTGGTACAAACCAGACGCGAAGATTCCTCCATTGACCTGTATCCTCGTCTTTAAACTTGTGTATGGTGTTACACTCATGACCGCCGTTTATATCCTTCAGCCGTTGTTGTATCTGTGGGCGTTTTAGTTCTCTGAAGTTTCTGTTGCGTAAGAACTCCATCAATCCCTTCAATGTGAACATTGTCAGGTCGCTTTCCGTCCAAGGCTTACCAAGCAGCATCTCCTGCGGTGACTTTGCTCTGATACGACTGGTGCAATAAATCTCCAGCAGTTCTTCAAACTGACCCTTAATCGTCAGTTCCTTTGGAACCTCGACATGCGTTGCATGGTCAAGAAGGCCGTTTACATATGTCTGCCACTCCGGTGCTTTCATAATCGGAGGCATAACGTCCAGTTGCTCCATACAGGCACGTTGGAACTGCAAAGGCATTTGTAGTTGTTCGGTGGATAGTTCCAAACGCCTGCCGTCCACATCAAGAAAGTACAGCCGAGGCTCCGACTTCTGTATAGTCAGACCAGTTATCCCTGGCATCGAGTTGTTCTTGCCAACCCCATACTTTGCCTCACGGCATGCCGCCTTATCGCAATGACTGCCCATGGGTTCTTCCTTACACAGATACCCATAGTCCTTCTTCTTATGTTGTGATTGTATGGTAACAATCTCATTGGCTGGCAAAGACGGCTTGCAATACTTCTGGTTCCATTTCTCCAGAGTCTGTTCCCATGTGTCTGGGTGCATCATCTTTGCGGCTACCGCAGCATGAAACATGACTTTGTTCCTCGTGCCATCAGGCACAGAGGTTGCGAACATAATCCGCAAACATGGCGGCATTTCTTTTAATTCATCATCGTCACTGGCAAACTCCAGCTTTCGTAAGTCCTCCAAATTAGTTCTGGTTCTATCAACAAGGTTTAAAAATCTTTCCAGAGTCAGCTCTTCGCCCTTTTCGTTAATTGCATAACGAAGGGTGTTGTCCGACTGGAAGTAAGGCAAATTGATAAAGTTGCCGACATCTCCACGCTCGGCAAGAATCTTGTTCTGTTTGGGGAATACCTCACAGCCACCATGACCAAGCACAGCAGCAAATTCCATAAGGTGATCACGCATGTCCGTTGCACTGATCCAATCATCAGTAAACAAGAACAAGTGCGCCCCTCCTGATTTTGATCGGCAAACAACAAGTGGCAACTTGAAACGGCGACATTTCTTCACAAGCGCAACATGGTCGATAGGATAAGTGTCTATGTCTAGTGCACCAAACTTGCACAAGTTCTTATCATTGATGGGTATAGACCCGACTCCTACACCGCCCTTGAGGTGACTATTGATTAGATCCATGGTCATTGGCTCTCGGACTATTCGACTATTTGCTTCTGTCTTTCCGTTCTTTCTTACGCTTCCTACTGTTGTTTGACCGTGTGCAACGCTTGACCCTTCAAACGCCGCCGCAAAGCGGTCCTCTAAATTCATAATATACTCCGCGAAAAAAGCTAAAGTGGGGGTAATGGAAAACCCAAAACCATCACCCCCTCCGTTCTAATAAGTTGCAGTGCTCAACCTAGAACGGAATGTCGTCATCCTTGAGGTCTTTCGTAGCACCTGAGTCGCTTGTCTCAGGATCCGCTGCGGCTTTAACCTCGCCTTTAGCTATTGATTCGCGGAATGACTTGGCCTCGTCAAACATTGCCTTGTCCTGGATGAACCCGACCTTTTCGACTTGCCAATTGTACCAAGTGCCCATTTGATTGGACTCCTCGGTAGTTGATAGCTTCCACATGGTTGCATACAACGCAGGGGTTCTCATCTGACCCTTGGAGTCTTTGACCTTCTGCATTGCAATTTGAGTCTTCCAACGCCGACTGACTTTCAGTTGCGTTGATTTCATATCCACGATTGCAGGTTGATGCATGCCATCCTCGCCTACAATGATGCAGTAATGCTGATCCGACTTCACCAACTCGTTACCGTTAGGCAAGATCTCTTTTGCCCCATTACGCTCAGTGTTTGCCAGATCTGGATCCGTGACCTTTCGTTCGCCAACAAATCCACCACCCTGATCAAGTGGTATGAACTCCAAGTATTTCGTTTCTTGGAAACAGGGAATGACAGTGATGCCATCCTCGCCTGACCAGAACTGTCCAGTCACCGTGTTAAACGCATCACCTTGCCCTGCATCTTTGATAAAAGCAGGATCGCTCTTTTTGATCTGTGGCGACAAGGCTTGTATCACACGGATAAAAGGGATCTGTAATTCAGACGTATCATAGTCAACACCCTCACCAGCAGTGGCAACGATGTCGTCCATCAATTCGGCTGGCAGACCAGCCTCTTCTTTTTTTACTACATTGGTACTCATTTATTCCTCCTAACTTCAGCAGTTCTAGCTACAAACGCTCCAAACATATCCAGATCAATGGGCTTACCTTGTTCGACACGCTCTTTAACGAACGCCTTCAAGGTCATTGCATGGACATGAGTTTTTTGTTCTGGGTGAAAACCCTTCTGTTCAAGGTCATACATGACATCGCCAGCTTGGTTATCCTGCCCACGACCAAACGACACGATGATGTCGTTCTTGATTATGTCGTCCAGACCATGTTCTCGGAGCCAATTGAAAGCCTCCTGCTTCCGGTCAGCAGGGATAGACGCAGACACAAACGCTTTCAGTTTGACGGTTGCACCGTCAACATCCACACGCTCGATACCCATCTCATCCATAAGCATAGGTATCTGTTCAAACGCTATCCGCTGTTTTTCTTGTTTCAGTGCTTTTAAATGTGTTTCAGCATCATCGATCTGATCCTGCACATTATTCAACTGGCGCACCAGGCCAGATAGTTGTTTGCCACTGTCAGCCCCGACATTGTCAAGGCTTGCAGCGTCTGCAAACATTTCTTCTTCAAAGATTGTTTCACTCTGCATCATTGCAAGTACATCCTCTTCAGGTTTGATATTGACGAAACCATTTCGACAACCTATGTTACATATAGGAGGACATGGGATGACTGTCAACTACAAATTCAAAACGACACCGTATGCACACCAGGTAGAGGCTCTCAACCGCAGTATAAGCAAGGCTTCGTTTGGATTTTTCATGGAAATGGGGACAGGTAAGTCAAAAGTCCTGATCGATACCATCGCAACGCTTGCAGATCAGCAACGAATTGAGTTCGCGTTAATCATTGCACCCAAGGGCGTGTATCGCAACTGGATAAACAAAGAGATACCAGAACATTTTTGTGAAGACATACCACATGTAGTGTTTCACTGGCAGGCAAACCAAACGCAGACATATAAGAAGGAGGCCAAGGCTTTTTTCTTCGGGGATCAACTAGGCGTTAAGATATTTGTCATGAATGTCGAGGCGTTTTCTAGTCCGAAAGGTAAGAAGGCGGGGGAGTGGATGGCTGAGAGGTTCGGGCGCAATGCACTCATAGCCGTTGATGAATCTACAACCATCAAGAACCACAAGGCAAAGCGCACAAAGTCTCTAATTAAGATCGCATCAAACTTCAAGTACAAAAGAATCCTGACTGGATCTCCTGTCACAAAGTCCCCAATGGACTTGTTCGCACAGTTTCAGTTCCTTGACCCTGAGATTCTTGGCTTTGACTCCTTCTATGCGTACCAAAACAGATATGCGATCCTCCAACAGCGCAGCATGGGCGCACATAGTTTCAAACAAGTTCTTGGCTACCGGAACTTGGAAGAGCTTACCAAGAAGATAGACCCACACATTTATCGGGTTTTGAAGAAGGATTGTCTGGACCTGCCAGAAAAGACATACACCGTGCGTCACGTTACTTTGACCATGGAACAGATCCGCATGTACAAGGATTTGCAGAAAGAAGCCATCACGCTTCTGGACAACGGCGATCTAGTATCCACGCCACAAGTCATCACCCAGATGCTACGACTGCAACAGATCCTGTCGGGGCATATCAAAACAGATGACGGCAACCAGGTCGAGGTGCCGACTCAACGCCTGTCTGCCATGATGGAGTGTATCGAGGAAGTATCCGGCAAAATTCTTATCTGGTCGCGCTTCCGGTACGACATCATCAAGATTCGGGCAGAGCTTGTAAAAGCATATGGAGACAACTCCGTAGTGTCATACTATGGCGACACCTCTGATAAAGACAGGCAGGACGCAATAGACAGATTTCAGAACGGCACAGCACGTTTCTTTGTGGCTAACCCAGCCACCGCAGGATTCGGCCTCACACTGACCGAGGCTAACACAGTGATCTATTATACTAATGACTTTAATCTTGAAACTAGAACCCAGTCAGAAGATCGCTGCCATCGTATAGGTCAGAAAAATCCGGTGACATATATAGATTTAATTGCAGATGGCACGATTGATGAGAAGATCATCAAGGCACTTCGTGATAAGATTGATATAGGCGCACGAGTTCTTGGAGAGGAAGCAAGAGAATGGTTAACATTGACCCCACGGTAGAGGGCACGATTGATATTCTAATAGATTACAAAAAAGGTGGACTGACACTGGCTCAAGCTGTTGAACGCTTTTCCAAACTTACGGGAATAGATGCACCCATATCTGAAAAATATATTCGGGGGTTAGGTCGTGACAACATCATATCGCTCAATAGTGAGAGACAGAATCGGGCAAGCAAGTCGGAGGAGACAGATGATAGAACAGGGTGACGGGAGCATAGCGCGACTAATATCAGATGGTCTGTGTCCTCGATGTCAAGCATCTATACCGCCCGTAGAAGTTCACGGTCACATACAATGTGCCATATGCAAACTTGTTATAAGTGAGTGTTGCCAAGGTGAAAGGGCTGATGAAGAATGATCATATCTTGGTGGTCGGCTGGTGTTACCAGTGCGGTGGCAACAAAGCTGGCGATAGACAAGTATGGCAAAGATCGGGTGCTGCCAATCTATTTTCATATAGATACGGCGCATCCTGACAACGAGCGGTTCATTCGGGAGTGCGAGGCTTGGTATGGTCGTGACATCATGGTGACCAAGTCGCACAAGCATAACAATCAGTTTGAAGTCATCACCAAGGATAAATATGTCAACGGCCCTGGTGGTGCTCGATGCACGCTCGTATTGAAGAAACGAGTCCGGCAGCGGCTGGAGAAAGAAATGAACTACGAGGCACAAATCTTCGGGTT